ACTATAGATTTCTCTTCGTCTTTTTGTCTCTATTTTATCTTCAAATATTTGTCTTCTAACTTTAGTTTTTTTAACTAAAATTTCAGATATTTGTTTAAAAGAACTCTTAGTTTGATTTAAATTTTTATTGACACTAGATATTGATTTTGATACACCTTTTACATTAATTGGAGATGTAAGAAGAGGAGAAACGACTGCCATTTTACACTACCACATTATAGTTTAATTTAGAGTACATCACATAAAAATTATCAGGATTTGCAGAAGGTATAAAGGGCACATCAGTTCCTGTAGATGATGGTATAGCAGTTTTTTGTTGTTGCTGCTGAGGTGCTGCTGCTATGGTTACATTAGGAGCAGGTTCTTGTAAAGGAGGAATTGATGGTGGAGTTATTGGTTTTGTTTCCATCATTTCACCCGTTAATTCTGTGGGTTTTCCTTCAATTGCCGCCATTTTTTCATTTGCTAAAAATGGTGGTGTATCAGTTTTACCTTCAAGGTAATCTATTTCTTGTTGATTTAAACCAAGTTCCTCATAAGTTGAACCAGCCTTTAAAGCAGAAGATATAGTGTTCCAATAATCTTCTTCAGATTTCCAATATTTTTGTTCTTTCTCACTCTTATCAGCATTTACATTTAAAGTCAAATCTGATGCGGCAGGCATCATTGTTGTTTGTGCCGTTGATACAGGACTACTACCCGAAGTAGTAGAAGTAGTAGAGGGGGCACTAGTACCAGTACCAGCAGCAGGAGAAGTAGTAGAAGTAGAAGTAGAAGAAGCAGTAGAGGGGGCACTAATACCAGCAGCAGAGGCACCAGTATCAGAAGTAGGTTGAATATTTGCACTTTCTGATACTGGTCCAGGAGTCATATTTTTGGGGTCAGTTTCAGATTTGTCATCTTTTTTATCTCCAATCATTGGAGTTTGTGGGGTTACTGCTGGGGCAACTTTTGCTGGTGATGCTGCTGTTGATGCTGGTTTTTCAGATTTCTTTTCTTTTTCTTCTTTAAATGGTTTTGCAATTTCATCAACTAGTTTATCTCTACTATCACCAAAAATGTTTTTACCAAACGCTTCAGCAATTTCATCAGCAGTAAATGCTATACCAGCAATTTTACCAATTGCTCCAATTGCACCAGGAGCTTTTGCTACAAGGGAAAGAGATGCTAAAGTTGCGTCAGTAAATTCTTTATTTTGAAAATTCATCATTCCACTAAGGAAAGTTACAAATTTTCCAGATGCCCCCAATATTCCTCCACCACCTTTAGGTTTTCCTCCACCTCCACCAGGAGGTTTTTTCCCACCACCACTGAGCATAGATCCCAAACCAGTAGCAGCAGCGCCAACTACTTTAAATGGAGCTTTAATTATATTGGCAATAATGGAACCAATTTTTGCAACAACACCAGTTACCGCTTTTGTGACTAATCCCAATCCAAGTTTTATTGAAGCTATTGCAGCAATACCTAATCCAATATTTTTTATAACATTATTTTTAATATCAATTAAAGCATCATAATCTTTATCTGCATATGCTTTTAATGCTTTTACACCTTGAACAGTTAGCCATCCAAGAAATAATGTTTTGAGTGCTTCCCCAATTCTACTAAAAATATTTTCAACTTTTGCTGCAGCCTGCTGTACTGGTGCGGAAAGTGCAGATACTATTTTTTGTTCTAATTGATTTTCATTTCCAGTTCTTATTTTTCTTTGAGCATATTTTCTTTCTTCTTCTTGCTCTTTTCTTAAAAGTGTTTGCTCAGAAACAGTGTCGTTTTGAATTAATGAACGGACTTGAACTAAACCAGCAGATAATGTATTAATCTGAGTCTGGAGATTATTAATTTGTTGCTGTATTGTTGAAAGAGACTGCTGGTCTTTTTGCTGAGTCTCTACAAACTTTTTTGACTGCTCAACAAACTCTCTCTTATTTACAGTATCCTCTCCCCTAAAGGTAGACCCTGAAAAAGTACTTCGGGAAAATGTATCCCTGATATTTAAGAGAGAAGAACCTGCTGGATCAGCCATTCTGATTTACACCGTTTTTTAAATTTTGTTCCTCAATGTACTGTTGCAAAAGAGTAACATAAATTTCTCTTTCCCAAGGAATCATATTTTCTAATTCCGTCAAAGAATATTTATGATGCTGAACCAAAGCAAAATTTACTTGATAATATGACGCAAGATTCTCATGCGCCATCGCTAGGCGAAAAAAGATGTTAATCCCTCCAGAACCACTTCACTCTCAACATCAGTATTTGGATTTTTGATTTTTAATTTATGAGAAAGTTTTGGCATTGTCTGAAAGAACAATTCAACTTCTTTAAATTGCTTAGAACTTAACTGCTCAATAAATTCAGATAATTCTTTTTTAGTACAATCGGATGCTGCCCAAGATTCTTCTTCATTATAAACTTGTTCAATACACGAACAAATTAAATCAAAAGTATCATTAACGGACAAATCTTCTCCCATAAAATTAGTTTTAATAAATTCTTTCATAGAAGGATAACGCATTCTAAGAACCAATGCATCATCTAATTTAATATCTCTTGAATGTTTTGGATCAACCTCTACTTTAATATCTTCCAAATTAATAGTTACGGGAACTTTTGTAAATTCATCATCTGGACAAGTAATTAAAACATCTACAGATTCACCTACAGATTTTCCACGAATATTTAAAAACAAGTATTCAATATCAAAGGTAGATAGTTCATCTACCTTAATTCCTCTAGATAAAATACAATTTGTAATTACAGTTTTGACCGCATCACTAATTTGCTTAGGATCTCCGCTTTCTTGTGCGATAATTAAAATCTTTTCTTCTTTAACTAAAAAGGGTCTGTACTTAATAGTTTTTTTAGTTGAAGGAATAACCAACTCATAAGATGGTGTTGAAATTTTTGGTAAAGGCATAATTAGTTTCTACACAGCACTTTAATTATATTTTATTTAGTTAGTATTATCTGGTTCCGTTGTCTCCCTGATTATTACTAAAACCTAGTATTTCATCTAAACTAGTGGATTTTCCAGCAATATATCTATCAAATTGAAATGATGCAGAAACTTTCAAAATTTGAGAATCTTGATAACTTACTTGGATTGGAACTAAACTTACTGGGAATAGTCCAATAAAAGTGTAATTTATTTCTCTTTTGTAATCACGGTCAAATTTTATAATTTTTGTTGCATTTGATTTATAATCATCTGGATATTGCATTCTAGAAAAATAATTCTGCTCGTTTTGAAATTTAGCATCTCCAACTGAGTATGAACCACTTGCAATAAATTCCATCCAACTTTCTAGAAATAGTAAAGATTTATAATTTTTATCAACATAAAAATCTAAAACTATTTCTTGATACTGTCTAGTATGGGCAAATTTTTCACTAATTCCAGTAAAATTGCCATCCACAACAGCAGTGGCAAAACTTGTAGTTGGAAGAGATGCTGAGTTACACAACAATCCAACATCATCGCTAATAAAACTACGACTTATATTTTTTGTTACAAGATAATTAATTAATTTATCGGGAAGACCACCAAATTGAACTTCAAAATGTGAAGTCTGTGCTAAATTTGTAAATAAAGGTTTAAAATCACTTATACTTTTTCTACTTCCTTGTTCGCTAAGTGAAAATAATTCTCTAACCTTCCATTTGCCATCATCCTCCTTATAATACTCATATGGGCCCGGTCCTTGTGGCATTTCTAAATACTAGAAAGAAATCTATACTATGTATAATGGCATACAAGGGAAAATTTTATCCATCTTATCCAAAAAAATATAAAGGCGACCCCACAAATATCATTTACCGTTCTTTGTGGGAAAGAAAATTTATGGTGTACTGTGATAAAAATGAAAATGTTTTAGAATGGGGGAGTGAAGAAATAGTTTTACCATATCGTTCTCCAGTTGATGGAAAAATACATAGATACTTTCCAGACTTTTATATTAAGGTACAAGAAAGTTCTGGGGAAATAAAAAAGTACCTGATAGAAATAAAACCAAAAAAACAAACCGAAAAACCAAAAGTTCCCAAAAGACAAACAAAAGGTTATCTTTATGAGGTTTATGAGTATGCTAAAAATCAAGCAAAATGGGAAGCTGCAAGAGAATATTGTAAAGACAGAAATTGGCAATTCAAAGTATTAACCGAAAATGACTTAGGAGTATGAATAGAATTGCACCCATACTTAATAAAATCACAGGAAAAGAAGACCCTGATGATTTAATGCAAGAAATTCTAGAAGCATTAACATCCACGACTATAGTTCCAGATGTTGGAAAATATTATACTTTCGTATATTCACCCAAATCAACAAATCTCCAATATGATGAATATCCATTAGTTGCCGTAACTGATATTTACTCTTGGGGATTTAGAGGAATAAATTTTCATTGGGGAAGTATGAGAAAATATAGTTGGGAAGAAATTGTTGGTAATTTGCATTTAGTCTATCCTCAAGAGTTTGAAGATATAAGAACCATACCATATGGAAAGGTCAAAGTAAAAAGATAAATAACTATAAAAAATAAATGGCAACCCCACCACCATCTCTTAGATATCCAATTAAAAAATTGACATCTAAGGATGATTATGTTCAAATTGATATCTACCAATATAAACCGGGAGGATTAATTTCGGGCAATAGTTTTTCTCTTCCTTCTGGAGGAGCTCAACCGGGAACTTTAGAGCAATCAATAATACTTCCAATGCCTCAATCTTTGCCAGATAATTCAACATCTGCAATGTGGGGTAAAAATGAAATGGGTCCTTTAGAAATTGCATCCGCAAATATTGCAAAAGAAACTATAGATGCAGGAAATGCTTTTGAAGGTCTTTATAATTCAATAGGTCAAGAAGCTGGAAAATTTATGGATGCTGCTCAAACGGGAATTGGGCAACAAGCATTAAGTTCGGGAATAGCAGCAGCAGCAGTAAAAAATATAATGGGTCAAGGTGGTGATGTTGGATCTTATCTTTCTAGATCAGGCGGAATTACATTCAATCAAAATGTTGAACTTTTATTTACTGGAGTAGATTTACGACCAGCTTTTGCATTTAATTTTGATATGGTTCCAAGATCTCAAAAAGAATCTGATACGATAAAAACAATTGTCAAAGTTTTAAAGAAG